AGTAAAATAAAAACAAATAGAGGAAACGCAGGTTCAAATAACCGATAAATTGTAAAATTTAAATGAAAATATTAAGATAAATAAAAAAAAATAATTATCTACTAGATGAAGACTTTTATAAACAAAACCCTTGACACATTAGCAAAAAGCGATGTCTCTGGCAACTCTTTAGTTAAAGTGTTGATTGAATCAACTAATAATTCTTTAGAGTCAAATATTGGAACGACTTCGACTTATAATACCTTGAAAAAAGGGCTCGCTGAATTAAATAGTCATTTGAAAAACGATACTATCTCTAATATACTAGAGCAATTTAATAAATTTGAATATTCTGATGAAAACAGAATTAATGAATTAAATAGAGAAGCTGATCTACGTTCAGCTATCGAAACTATTAAAGAAAGTAATTCTTACTCTAATCCAATCGTGATGCAAAACGTAATCTTGCTAGAGGAGTCCTTAAAAACTCAACCTGAATTTACTTTGTATGGTAGATTCGTAGATTCATTCAAATCTTTAACATATGATAAAGCTATTCAAGAGTCTGTTACCAAGATAACTAATTATATCAACAATAATGTTGATAAATTAATGGTGCTAGACGCTATCAATAGCATGAATAAAAACCAAAAAATGTATGAGAATGACATCAAAGGTTTAAGTAAAATGCTAATCTCAGAATCATATTCAAGCGAAAGTATTAAACATAGATTAAACGGTAATTTACCTATCTTAAATGATTTAGCTAATAGGCTATCGGTTATTGAATCTAGAAATTCAGCTGAATTCACACTTGGAAGTGGAAATGGAATTTGCAAAATAAGCAATACTATTGCGCCTACGCTTAAAACAGGTAAGAATACTGTTTTAACATATGTAGATGATAAATTCATGGCAATTTCTACTAAAGAACTAAGAAAAGGAAGCATTTTATCTGAATCTAAATCTTCTAGGGTATATGAAATGGATCCAGCATACATTAAAGATAAATATTCTTCTTTCTACACTTTGTGTGAATCGTTCTACAAAATGAAATTTGTTGACGTACCAAATGGTATCAAATCGACTGCATTGAAAAATTTCTCAATAGAATTCAAAACAAACGAAAGCGGAAAATTAAACATCTATATCAATGACCTTTTAATTGAGGATCCGGCTAATTATAATTTCAACGAGATCCTTACTCTAGAAAGTACTGGAATTAAGAATATTGTTAGCACCGTATTAAATGAAACATCTAGTATCTTTAATTTAGAATTCATTAAGAGCTTAACTAATGAACATAACGGTAAACAGGTAATGGTAATGGAATTAGAAGGTGATTACCACATTTGTGAAAAATTAAATCAAGTTGAAAGAGTTTGGAAAAACGATATTAATGAACACAGATTACATGGTTATATTTTAGAGAACTTCAATTATGATGTTAGCTCTATTTTCCAAGTTAAATTAGACGAACAAAGAATGGCAGTTAAGGCTCTATCTGAAAGAAAAACTACTATTGAATCTAATATCGCTAAACTTGAAGAACAAATAGCGAAAATCAATACTAACTTGGAATCAGGAGAAATTGACTCTAAATTCTTTGGTCAATTAGAAGACATTAGAGAACAGCTTGAAACCAAGATTAATTCACTAAGAGAAGAATTTGTTGAGTGCGATCTTAAAAAAAAAGAATTAGCTCATTAAGCGAAAGCTTCGACGGAAATTATAAGAATACCCGCTCCTATAAAATAGGTCAGCGGGTTTCTATTAAGGGTAAGGTAGGAACTATCATAGGCGTCAACAGCGCGCTCAATGAATATCAGGTTATGATTAATGGAGTCTCCAATTCTTACAAATCTAAGGATATCTCTAAATTAACAAAGTCTAAACCCAAGAAGACCAGCCTTAAACTGAAAAAGAAAATCAAAGAGAAATCTTTATTTAAGCAGGATTAAGTTAAACCTTTTTTATTTTTTTAGTATAGTATATTGTAACTAACAATTACATATATGAAAAAGTTTAGACAATGGTTTGATTGCAACCTAGGATGGTTCTTTGTAAATGGTAGAAAACAAGAACTTTGGAAAGAACATTTAGAATCAACATATCCTGATTTATTCTGTACTCAATACAAAACTATGAAGAAAGATAAAAAGAAAAAGGAATCCGCATCATTGTGTGAAGAAGCTCATAAAATAGTTAATGAGCGAAATGAGGAAAAAGAAAGAATGTATGGTCCATTTTCAGAAGGAATGGAAAGAGCTGCAATGATTTTCAATGGTCTAACCGGTCATAGCCTAAAAGCAGAAGACATGTATAAAGCATTAATTGCCTTGAAATTCTCAAGAGAATCATACAATCATAAAAGAGACAATCTCTTAGATGCAATCGCATATATCCAAGCATTGGAAAATTACATAAACGCAAAAAATCAATAAAATGAAGAAAATAGCTATTATTCTAGGTAGAGGAGTAGAGGGATGTGGGGTTACTCGCTGCGCAGTTGAGTTTGAAACCGCAACTCCCAATACTAAAATCTTTGCAACAGTAGATAAGAAATGGGCTCGTAGAGATTCAATGAGCTTTGACAAAGATGAGTTTATCTGTGGAAACATGGAAGAAACAAATAGAGTCATTAATGAAGTCAATCAAAATTTTGATATGGTATTGATCTATTCAGTACCATCTAAGACTCATCCTGAAGATTGTCAAACTAATTTCGTTACCCTAGTTAAATCTATTACTCTACCAAAAGCAATAGTTCAGCTTGATCATAAAATGCAATCTCTTAGTAGAAATGCTAAATTTGATGAAATCTGTAAAAATGTAGACGTCCTAATGACTCACTCTCTTACTTCGGATTTCACTAGATGGGCAGAGCGTGAAGGTGTAACTACTCCATTTAGAAAAATGGCATTAGGATTCAACTATGATGACCATAGAGCAAAGTATTGGAAACCTATTGACGAACAAGATCATAAAACTGTGAGATGGATTGGTAGATTATCAGGTTGGAAAGGTCCTAACTTAATGATGGATTTTCATGCTCGACAATTAAAATCAAAAGGTTTTATCACTATATTAGAAGGATTAGAAGCTTCTATAGGTTGGGCAGGCATCTTATATGAAAAAGGAGATTCTAAAAATGGAACTCCTCTATATCAAGATGGAGATATTGAGAATTATTTTAGACCTAGGAAAGAATTAGGTGAAGTCAAGTTCACTGAAGACTTACATGGAACGGAAGTTCCCGGAGCAGGCGCATATTTGTATCCACCATATACTAATATAGATTGCATGGAAAGAATGTCAAGAAGTGCGTATGGATCTGATTTATATCACTTACAATCTCACATGTATGGAAATAACATAGAGAATTGCCATGCTGAATGTGTAGCATCAGGTACCATTCCAATTTTCCATAAACATTTCTGTGATAATATCATTCATAGAAAAACTGGAAATCCTGTTTCTAAAGATGGTTTTGGAGTCTCAGGAACCATTGGATTAGATCATTCTAATTTTGACGTAGTTGCTAAAGCTATGGAAAGATTATCATCCGACCCTGTTCTAAGAGATGAAACACGAGAAATGGCTTTTGAATATTGGAAAGGTCATTCAGATGCATCTGTGACAACCCTGGAGATCATTAAAAATCTAGAAGATATAGTAAATGAAAACGGAGTAAAAGGTTCCTCAAACGTCTCTAATGACAATCAGTTATCTCTTTTTAACGAAGAAGAAAAAACAAATGAATCAACCCAAGAGGAAATGCAAAATACAGCTGAAAGGGTTTTAAATAATTCTACATATGGTGCATATGGTGCACATGGAAGAACAGAATCAGATAGTCAGGATTATGGTTCATTATTAGATCAATTAAATAATTTATAATATGACAAGTAAAGAAAAAGGAATCCTACATGTAATAGGAGAAACGCAACAATTAACAGATAAGTTCAAGAAAAGAGAATTTGTAATTTACGTTGAAGGAGGATATAGAGAAAAATATGTTAAATTCTCATTGGTTCAAGACGACTATAGCAAAATAGATATGTTTAGTGAAGGAGATACAATTGAAGTATCCTATGAACTAGATGGAAGAAGGTGGAATAATCCACAGACGGGAGAAGATCAATATTTTAATGATGTAAAAGCTCTTCACATAAATCTAATGGAAGATCAGGTACCTCAGGACATGTCGGGTGAAGGAGATGATCTACCTTTCTAAAATACTGTAATATCAATGTGAAACGGAGACAATATTGCCTCCGTTTTTCGTATATATAATATAAACAGTTTTTCACTACAATGAATTTAGCATTACAATACGAAAGAGATTTACAAAG